TATCTGTAGAATACAATATTAACTTTTAGTATGAAGTCACCTTTTGGTTTTATTGTAACTCCGGTTAATGATACTCGGTACGATAATGTAAAAAAAATAGGAGAGGTTGACTTTATTACTAGCTCCTCTAAAGAAGACCATACTGTCTCTAATCGTTTTGCTAATGTTATTTCTACGCCAATTAATTATGATGGTGACGTAAAGGTAGGTGACATATTGGTGGTGCACCACAATGTATTTAAGTATTATAACGATATGAAAGGTAGAGAAAAAAGTGGTAGGAGTTTTTTAAAAGACAATCTATTTATAGTAGAACCCAATCAGTTTTTTATGTACAAACAAGATGGTCAATGGAAGTCTCATTTAGATTATTGCTTTGTTAAGCCTTCTAATAAAGAAGAATCTGTTATATTTAATAGTGATAAATACCAAGCTCTTACAGGAACTATTGAAGTTACCAATCCAGAGTTAACTTCTTTAGGTTTAAAAACAGGAGACAAGGTTTGTTTTAAGCCAGAGTCTGAGTACGAGTTTAAGATAGATGATCAAACTCTTTATAGAATGAAATCAAAAAATATAACAATGACGTTATGAGTAAAGAAATTAAATTAAAAATAATAAAAGCGGGTAGAGCAGCGGTAGAGCAACTAATAAAAGTAGCTCAAGAAAAAATTATTAAGCCTGATCCAGATGATGAGTTAGCGGCAGACAGATTAAAGAATGCAGCAGCTACTAAGAAACTAGCAATATTTGATGCGTTTGAAATACTTAATCGTATTGATGCAGAAGAAGAGGCTTTAAATAGTGTAAATAAAACAAGCAGTAATCAAGGATTTGCAGAGAGAAGGTCTAAATAAAGTTGTACAAGACATTGTACCAAAAACAGCTATGGCTAAGAAAAACAAAGCCAAAAACTGGGAGTATGGTTACAATGAAAAGTATGATATTGTAGTTATTTCCAAAGATGGAACATTAGGTGACATATATGAAGTTCAAGGGTTAAGAATAGGACTACCTAAAACACCTTCTAAATATTACTCTAATGAAGAAAAATGTTGGCAACCTTTTGAGTATCCAAAATCATTATCTAAAATAAAATCTATATTTCAATGGAACGAAATGTCTTCTGATTTTAAAGATGCTTGGGTAGGTTATATTGAACAGGAGTTTGACAGGAGAGAAGAAGGTTTTTGGTTTAATAACAATGGTAACCCTACTTATATTACAGGTACTCATTATTGTTATTTACAATGGACCAAGATTGACGTAGGTCACCCTGAGTTTAGGGAAGCTAATAGAATATTCTTTTTGTTTTGGGAAGCTTGCAAAGCAGATAAGAGAAGTTTTGGAATGTGTTATTTAAAAATAAGACGTTCTGGTTTTTCATTTATGGGCTCATCTGAAACTGTAAATACTGCTACTATATCTAAAGATGCAAGAATAGGAGTGCTATCTAAAACTGGAACAGATGCCAAAAAAATGTTTACAGATAAAATAGTTCCTATTTCTAATAACTATCCATTCTTTTTTAAGCCCATCCAAGATGGTATGGACAAACCAAAGACAGAACTATCCTATCGTGTTCCTGCAAGTAAGATTACCAAGCGTAATATGTATCTATCTGATAATCAAGAACTTGAAGGCTTAGATACTACAATAGATTGGCGTAATACTTCTGACAACTCCTATGATGGAGAAAAACTTCAACTATTAATACACGATGAAAGTGGTAAGTGGGAAAAGCCTGAAAACATACTTAATAATTGGCGTGTTACAAAAACTTGTTTAAGGTTGGGTAGTAAAGTTATTGGAAAGTGTATGATGGGATCTACTTCTAATGCGTTGGATAAAGGTGGTGCTAATTTTAAAAAGCTATATTACGATTCTGATACTAAGTCAAGGAACGCCAACGGCCAAACTAAATCTGGGTTGTATTCTTTATTTATTCCTATGGAGTGGAATTTTGAAGGTTATATAGATAAGTTTGGTATGCCTGTTTTAAAAACCCCAGAAAAACCTATTGAAGGAAATGATGGTGAGTACATTACTACAGGGGCTATAGATTACTGGGAAAATGAAGTTGACTCTTTAAAAAATGATGCAGATGCATTAAATGAATTTTATAGACAATTTCCAAGAACTGAGTCTCACGCATTTAGGGATGAGAGTAAACAGTCTTTGTTTAACTTAACTAAAATATACCAACAGATAGATTACAATGATGGATTAATGAAGGCTAAGTATTTAACTAGAGGTAGTTTTCATTGGGAGAATGGTATTAAAGATTCTAGAGTAATATGGAGCCCAAACAAGAGTGGTAGATTTTTAGTTAGCTGGATACCTAAATACGAACTTCAAAATAGAAAAGAGCTAAGAAACGGAAAGTATTATCCTAGCAATGAACACATTGGTTCATTTGGTTGTGATAGTTATGACATTTCTGGAACAGTTGGAGGAAAAGGTTCTAATGGTGCTTTACACGGAATGACTAAGTTTAATATGGATGATGCCCCAAGTAATGAGTTTTTCTTAGAGTATGTAGCCAGACCACAAACAGCTGAAATATTTTTTGAAGAAGTTTTGATGGCTTGTGTATTTTATGGTATGCCAATACTTTGTGAAAATAATAAACCAAGATTATTGTATCATTTTAAGAACAGGGGTTATAGAGGGTTTTGTATGAATAGACCAGATAAACAATTTAATAAGCTATCTAAAACAGAAAGAGAATTAGGTGGCATACCTAACACTTCAGAAGATGTAAAACAATCTCACGCATCTGCTATTGAATCTTATGTAGAGAAATATGTTGGTTTAGATTTGTCAGAACAGTTCAGATCAATGGATGATATGGGCTCAATGTACTTTACAAGAACATTAGAAGATTGGGCTCGTTTTGACATTAATAAAAGGACTAAATTTGATGCTTCAATTAGTTCAGGACTAGCTATAATGGCCAATCAAAAACATTTGTACACTCCTGTCAAAAAAGAGTCAAAAATAAGCATTAACTTTGCAAGATATGCTAACAAGGGGAATATAAGCGAATTACTGAAATAAATGAAAGACGTTGAATTATTACTAAACCCCGCAGGTTTTCCAGATCAATTTGCCACTGATGCTGAAAAAGCAACAATGGAGTATGGATTACAGGTAGGTCAGGCCATTCAATATGAGTGGTTTAGAAAAGGTGGAGGTAGCTGTAGATACTATAGCCAGCTTCAATCTTTTAATCAATTAAGGAGATACGCAAGAGGTGAACAATCTGTTGCTAAATACAAAAATGAATTAGCTGTTGATGGTGACTTATCGTACCTCAACCTAGATTGGACTCCAGTTCCAATACTTCCTAAGTTTGTGGACATTGTAGTTAATGGAATGTCTAATAGATTATTTCACGTTAAGGCATATGCTCAAGACGCTTTATCTAGTGAGCACAGAAACAAATACCAGAAGTTAGTAGAAAGAGATATGTTGAATAAAGATATCTTTGCTGACTTTCAAGAGTCTTTTGGTATTAACCCATTTATGACAGATGTAGAAGAGCTTCCAGAAAATGATGAAGAACTTCAACTACATATGCAGTTAAAATATAAGCCATCTATTGAGATTGCTGAAGAAGAGGCTATTAATACAGTTTTAGAAGAAAATCATTATCAAGACATCAAAAAGAGAATTGATTACGATATGACTGTTCTTGGTGTTGGTATGGCTAAACACCAGTTTTTACCAGGGAGTGGTGTTCAAGTAGATTATGTAGACCCTGCTAATGTGGTTTATAGCTACACGGAAGACCCACATTTTAAAGATTGTTTTTATTGGGGTGAAGTTAAAACACTTCCAATAGCTGAGTTAATTAAGATTGACCCTAGCTTGACTAGAGAGGATATGAAAAAGATATCTCAATATAGTCAGACTTGGTATGATTATTACAATGTAAATAGATTTTACGAGAATAGTTTGTTTTTCAAAGACACAGCTACACTTATATATTTCAATTACAAGACTACTAAAAAGTTTGTGTATAAGAAAAAAATATTAGAAGGTGGTGGAGAGAGAATGATTGAGAAAGACGACACTTTTAATCCACCTGAAGATATGATGAAGGAGGGTAAGTTTGAGAGAGTAGAAAAAACTATCGAAGTTTGGTACGAAGGAATAATGGTGGCTGGTTCTAATATTATGCTAAAGTGGGAAATGGCTAAAAATATGGTTAGACCTAAGTCAGCTTCTCAACACGCAATGCCTAACTACGTGGCTTGTGCCCCAAGAATGTACAAAGGAAATATAGAATCGTTGGTAAGAAGAATGATTCCTTTTGCAGACCAGATTCAAATAAGCCACTTAAAACTACAACAGGTAGTTGCTAAGATGGTTCCGGATGGTGTGTTTATAGACGCAGACGGATTGAGTGAAGTAGACTTAGGTACAGGACAGGCATACAATCCAGAAGATGCATTAAGACTATACTTTCAAACAGGTAGTGTAGTTGGTAGAAGTTATACTCAAGATGGTGAGTTTAACAATGCTAGAGTTCCGATACAGCAATTAAATACTAGTAGTGGTCAATCTAAGATGGCTGCATTAATAGGAAATTACAATCATTATTTAGGAATGATTAGAGCAGTAACTGGATTAAATGAAGCTAGAGATGGTTCAACGCCTGATCCAAACGCATTAGTTGGTGTTCAGAAATTAGCAGCTCTTAATTCTAACACAGCTACTAGACATATTCTAGAAGGCAGTTTATATATTAGCAGAACACTTGCAGAGGGGTTATCCTTAAGAATAGCTGACTTATTAGAGTATGCTCCATTCAAGGAAGAATTTGCTAATCAGATTGGTAAATATAATGTAGATAGAATTGAAGATATTAAAGACTTATATCTATATGACTTCGGTATATTTATTGAAGTTGCTCCTGATGAAGAAGAAAAAGCAATGTTGGAACAAAACATTCAAATGGCTTTATCTAAAAATGACATTAGCCTAGAAGATGCTATTGACATTAGGGAGGTTAGAAACTTGAAGATGGCTAATCAGTTATTGAAGCTTAAGAGAAAAAGAAAGCAAGACGCTGACAGGGAAGCAGCTGCAATGCAACAACAGATGACTGCTCAAACTCAGTTCCAGTCTCAAAAGATGGCTTCAGATGCTGCGATGCAAAAGATACAATTAGAGGGTGAGATGAAAATGAGAGAGAAACAAGCGGAAGTAGCTTTTGAAATAGAGAAGTTGAAAAACGAAGCAGCTCTTAAACAGCAACTAATGACATATGAGTTCCAGCTTAATATGCAATTAAAAGGTGTTGAGGAAAGTCAAATAAACAAAAGAGAAGAAAAAAGAGAAGAGGCTAAGTCTGAAAGGATAAGCCAACAAAATACTGAGCAATCAAAGTTGATTCAACAGAGGCAAGAAAAGTTACCTCCAGTTAACTTTGAATCAAAAGAAGATAGCTTAGATGGGTTCGATTTAGCAGAGTTTGAACCTCGATAAAATAAAAAAAATAATTAGTAACTTTGCATAATAAAATCAAATTAAATGGAAATTAAAGTAAAAGAATACGATTCTGGACCTCAGAAGTCAAAAGCACAAGTAGAGGAAGAATTGTTACAAAAGCACGAAGCCGAAGTAAATGGTGAGAGTGTAGAAGAGAATAAGGTAGAAGCAGTTAGCATAGGTGAAACTAAAACAGAAGAACCTATTAAAACTGAAGAACCAATTAAAGAAGAGCCTGTAGTGGAAGAAAAGCCACAAATGGGTGAACAAGAAGTTCTTTCATTTATTAGAGAGAAATACAGTAAGGAAGTTAATTCTATTGATGACCTACTTGCTAAAAGAGAGCAAGAAGAGTTGCCAGCAGATGTAGCGACTTACTTACAGTATAAAAAAGAGACTGGTCGTGGATTTGAAGACTTTGCTAAAATCAATAAAGATTATAGTAAAGAAAATCCTGATCAAGTATTATCTATGTATTATTCAGAAGTTGAAGAAGGTTTAGACAAGGAAGAAATAGATTATTTACTTAATTCTAGATTTGGAACTGACCCTGAAGTTGATTCAGAAGATGAAATAAAAAAGAAAAGCATAGATAAGAAAAAAGAGCTTGCGAAGGCTTTAAAACACTTTGAAAGTCAAAAAGAAAAATATAAAGTTCCTGTTGAGTCAATGGGCACTACGTTTTCTGATGAAGACCAACAAAGGTTTAAAGCTTATCAAGAACAAATGGAGAAATCCAAGGAGGCTCAAAGTTTGGCACAAAAACGAGCAGAGAGCTTTCAGGAAAACACCAATAAATTGTTTACTGAAGAATTTAAAGGTTTTAAGTTTAACATCAGTGATAAAGAATATGTTTATTCTCCTGGCGATTTCAACGAAATGAAGAAGTCTCAATCTGACATTATGAACTTTATATCAAAGTTTACTAATGATCAAGGAGAGATATCGGATGTAGTTGGATATCACAAGTCGTTGTCAATGGCAATGAATCCTGAAAAGTTCGCAAAGTATTTTTACGAGCAAGGGGTGGCATCAGCTGTTAATGAGTCTGCTAAAAAATCTAAAAATATAAACTTAGATATGAGGCAAACTCCGCAGGTGACATCTAAACAAGGATTTAGTGTTAAGGCTACGACACCCTCGTCTAGGCGAGGATTGACAATTAGGTCACCAAAAAATAAATAAGTTAAACATTAAAAACAAAAAACAATGAGTTTAAATATACCGGGGTTTGCTCTACAGCCAAGTGCTACTAGAGTACCAACCGCAACAAACTATATGACAAGTTTTGATTTTTTAAATCAATATTTGCCAGACACATACGAAAAGGAATTTGAGAGATATGGAAACAGAACTCTTTCTTCTTTCTTAAGAATGGTAGGTGCTGAGATGCCTTCTAATTCTGACCTTATTAAATGGGCAGAACAAGGTAGATTACACATTAAATATACAGACGTAAGTACCGCAGTTGCAGCTGGAGTAGGAACTGCTCAATTTACAGTTGCTGACACTTTAATTCCTGCAAACCAAGTGATGGGTGAACAGCCTTTTGTTCCTGGAACTAACCAAGCATCAGAAATTGCTATTAGAATAGGTCAAACAGTTATGATATCTGGAAACGCTGGCTATGCTGGGATTTCTAACAAGGGTGTTGTTACTGCTGTTGATGCTTCTACTTTCACTTGTTCTTTCTACGAAACAGGAGGATATAGTGGTGTTGGAACAGCTGTTGATCCTAACGAAAAAGTAAGTGTTTTCATTTACGGTTCTGAATTTAAAAAAGGAGATGCTGGAATGCAAGGTTCTTTAGAGCCATTTGACACTATTCTTGAAAACAATCCTATTATTATCAAAGACAACTATGCTGTTAGTGGTTCTGATATGGCTCAAATCGGGTGGGTAGAAGTATCTACTGAAGATGGAGCTAATGGATACCTATGGTATTTAAAAGCAGAGCACGAAACAAGAATGAGGTTT